TTTGATATGGAAAAGTTGACATACAGATGAATATATGATACAATAATAACATGAAAATTTTAACACTAGACAATGAGTTTTATAACTTAGAGACATTACCCGACGAAGTAGATGACTTGCGTTTTGCTATATTAGATAATAGCAATCCACAGAATGTAGACTATCATTATATTCCTCTAATATTTTTAGAGAGTTTTAATAGCCCTGCACTTGTATTACGTGTAGGGGATAGAACGTTAAAGATGCCGGTAGATTGGCAGATATTAATTGGTGAACCTGAAATGGGAGACTTAGAAACACTACCATTGACAAGTATCAATGACAGAGGCTTCAAAGCATTTGAATTTAACCCACTCAGTGCATTTAGACCTAGCTTCCAAGACATTGAGATAATAGATATATACCATGATGTAACTTGGTATGCACCTAGATTGAAGAACGGTCAGTTTTTATGTATACCAATTGATGAAGGCCATAAACCTAGATGTGTTTATTTTGTAAAAGAGATTAGTCGTAACTGTGAGATAGTAGATTATAATCAGGCATTCTAATGGCAACAAAAGCACCAACTGACGAGAAATTTCAAAACATAGATTTTGATTTGTTTGATGCATTATCTGCATTAGACAGAAAAGACTATGGATATTTGGATCGACTAACAGAAGAACAACAAAAAAAATTCGTACCCTATATGATGACGCACTGGATGAGTGCAGTCAAGGGCAATAGTGATATTCAGGGATACTATTTGTTGAGTGTTGAAGCCGCAGTTAATAAACACTTATTCAATGAACATGTAATGAAACATCCTAAACTACAGTGGCTTATGATGTGTGCTAGTGGATTAGGATCAGGTAAACATTATCATCAGTGGATACCTCAGTTGTCAAAAGGTACCAGAGAATTAAAAGAAACTCCTAATAAGAAAGACGTTAAAGAATATTATAAAAAGATTTATCCTAAAACAGATGAAGAAACTTTGGATGAGTTCAGTAAACAGTTTGTTGAAGAACAAAAGAAAAAGGTATATCTAGCGCAAAAGTTTCCCACGCTAAAGAGAGATGATATTGAAACCCTTGCATCAGTAATAACAGACAATGATATAAAACAATATGAAAAAGACTACGGCAACGATAGATAATGTAAAATATGGTTGTGAATTTTGTAAACGTGAGTTTATACGAGAACGCACGTTAATTAGTCATCTATGTGAACAAAAAAATCGTTGGTTATCCAAAGATCAAAAAGGTAATAGACTAGCCTTTCAATGTTGGTTGCAATTTTATGCTAAGAATAGCATGAGCAAAACCAAGAACAAAACGTATGAAGAATTTATTAAAAATCCTTACTATACCGCATTTGTTAAATTTGGAAATTATTGCAATGAAATCAATGTTATAAATGTAAGTAGGTATGTAGATTGGCTACTAAAAGAAAATGTAAAGATTGATAGTTGGAACAGTGATGCCACCTACACTAGATTTTTAATTAATTATATAAAACATGAAAATCCGTTTGATGCACTTGCTAGAAGTGTAGAGTATTGTGCAACGTTAGGTGAAAAAGAAAACATATTACCGAATGATATATTTCGCTACGGTAATGTAAATAAAATATGTTATGGTATTACAACGGGTAAAATAAGTCCATGGATGTTGTACTGTAGTGACAGCGGTGTCCATTTCTTAGATACATTAAATCAAGATCATGTTAGAATAGTTATTGATTATATAAATCCAGAACAATGGGCATTAAAGTTTCATCGTGAACCAGAACTCAAAAAACAAATCACAGACACCCTCAAACAAGCAGGCTACTAGAGTGCGTATACCTTGGAAACAAGGTGATTCTATTACAACTTGGAATGAAACTTGTGCTTGGGCCATAGAACATTTTGGCTTACCCGGAGACAAATATTCTACACACCCAACTGAAGATTATATGGATTTCTACTTTGATGATGAATGTGATGCAATATATTTTGAATTAAGATGGGGATAACATGATACTTGAAATTTTTCTATATGGGTTTATAACAGCATTTGGTTGGTGGACAGCTAATCATTATGTGATTGAACCACACTTTCCTCCTTCAATTGAAAAAAAAGAAGATAAAAAATAATGAAACCCACAATAGCACTATTTGTGGCTGACCCCAAGTGTTCAGTACAAAGTGCCAACGGGATGATTAGTTCATTAGACAAATATTATCATTTTAAATTATTCTCAAAGAACAAACTAGAATATAATTTTTTTGATAATGTTGATATGATAGCAGTACCCGGAGGCTTGGGAGATGCGGCTTCATTTGAAACATTGTTTAAAAACAACGGAGATAGAGTACGTGAATTTATTCACAACGATGGAAGATATCTTGGTATATGTATGGGTGCATATTGGGCTGGTAAACATTATCTTAACGTATTGCACGATGTTGATGCAGTTCAATATCTAAAACGTCCGGGCACAGATACCCGTAGACCGCATGCAAAGAACATGCCTATCAATTGGGACGGAATGGAAACTAAAATGTTTTGGTATGATGGTTGTGCATTAGTGGGTGATGATACTAAATTTGAAACAGTAGCTACTTATGAAGCGAACAATGATAGTATGGCTATCTATCAGAATCGTATAGGTTTAATCGGCTGTCACCCAGAGAGTCAACAATTTTGGTATGATGGGTATTCATATCTAAAGGGAAAATATCATGGGGGTTGGCATCATAAGTTATTGTTAGAATTTACTAATCAATTAATGAGAAGATAATGACACTAGAAGATGAAATCGCTGAATCTATTGCTAAAGACATATCAAAAGAAATTGACGAGGGCATTATGGTAACCATGTTAGTTGAGATTGGTTGGATCCTTGTTGAGTTACATCACACAGAAATTATTCAGATTGATAATATCAACTCTTGGTTACTTGCTAATTGCTCAGGTCAATATCGCAGACTAAACAAGTATTACGTATTTGAAAACAGCCAAGATGCTGAATGGTTCATATTGAGGTGGCCATAATGGTTATACATCATTATGTAATGGATAGTCAAGATGATGTGAAACGCTACATGGCTGCATTTCCTGCAGGTGGAATTCCATTTACTAAGACACGTGAGATTCAACGTTGGTGCCATCAAACATTCGGTGAATCAGGATATCGTCCACTTACTGATGAAATTCGCTGGGAAGACGGTGCCAGATACGGAGAGATAATATTTCACCGTGAAAGTGATTTAATCATGTTTTTGTTGAGGTGGGAATGATACATACAACTATTTGGTATCACAAGGTAGATAAACTACCCGAACATACTGGCTATTATCTAGCATATAAAACATCTTCATTGGGTGATAATGAAGAAGGATTTGGTTTATACTATTGGAGGTATAATAGTAAACAGTGGAAAAGGTCTATAGCGATACATTCAGAAGATATACAAGTTAGTATTTGGTCATATTTACCTGAACATGACCCTGATAATTATGATCCTAAACAGCCTACTATAGCAGAAATTGATGCATGGAAGAATGTGCAAGATGCTATTAGTAAGTACAATATGATTGTGGAGTTGGTTAGATGAACAGTAAACAAAGACGCAAAATCGAACGTAGTCACCCTCATCATATTACTATCTATGCTCAACCAAATGAGATATACCTAGAGCATGATATAAAAGTAGTAAAGGCCTATCAATGGTGCAGGAAAAAATGCAAAGGTCATGTTGCAAGAATTTACTTTCACAATAAAGCTATATTTAAATTTAGTAATCAAAAGGATGCAATGTATTTTGCATTGAAATGGGTATGATTAAGAAAACACGATTGACTAATAAAGAGATGTTGTTTGGAACTAACGGTGGCTGGGCCGCAATGCGTAGTGTGAACTATGATGGTATAGCTACAGTATATGGAATACCCTATCACCAAGTCTCTCCAATAGTAGTACCACATGAATGGGACGATATGATCGGATGGTGTGTCAACACATTTGGTCCTAGTGGAACAGAGAAAAAACCCGGAGTATGGTCTTTTGACGAAAGATGGTATGCTAATAATGCTAAGTTTTTTTTTAGAGACAAGGCAGATTGTGAATGGTTTCTGTTGAGGTTTCAATGATTAATTTAGCAGAATGGAAATGGGCAGGTAGCAATTATGTTAGAGTTATTGACACTATAGATGTTGATATAAGTTATACTAAAAGACAAGAACTCTACGATTGGTGCAGTGAGCATAACATTGAGATAGAATATCAAGGTACTATGATGGGAACTGATGTTTGGCGTGTCAAAGATGAAAAACAACGATTGTGGTTTAAGTTGAGATGGCAATAACTATTAATCTTAAAGGTAGTCTAACTGCGAGACAGGAGAAATGGCTAGTAAAGAACGTAGGTCCTAGAATGTTCTACATACATAATAGTATTGGTGGACAGGGATGGGTTGCTAAACGTCAGAGTTATTCTAGGTATAGTGAACCAAGTACTTGGACTCTAACATTAGAAGATGAAAAATTGGCTACTTTTTTTGTAATAAAGTTTTCATCGTGATTAATCTTAGACTAGAAATATCTGCTGCAAAGACAATGGAAAAAGCTAGTGAATTACGACAAGCTGGTTATGTTCAGGGTGTAGATTTTGATTTTGCATATTACCCTAGTATACAGGATAGATTTACTGGACCAGAAAAACCTAGCTTTGCACTTTTTTATTTTTACAAAGAATCATTAGCAACTTATTATGGATTAAAATGGCAATAACAAAACCTTCAGGTACATTTGTACCACTACCAATTAGAGATGATGAAATTGAATATGTGATACATGACCGTAATTATATGGGTAATAAAAACAGAACATCATATGTATACGAGTGTAAAAAGAAAAAAGAAGATCCAGCTGTCATTGTAAAATGGTGCAGACGTAATTTTGGGGAAAGAGGTATGGGTTGGGACTTTCTTTTTACCTCAGGAAATGTTACAATCATACTGTGGGATGACAAATTTAAAACTATGTACGAATTATGGAAAAGATAACATGGCTGATATAATGATTGACATTGAGAGTTTAGATACAGGTCCAGACTGTGTTATACTTACTATCGGCGCAGTATTGTTCGACCCTAAAGGTCAAGGCATCATTGAGAGACTAGAGTTACGTCCTACAATTGAAGATCAAACAGAGTTACACAATCGTACTATTAACAATGATACATTACGCTGGTGGGGTGAACAAAGTGAAGCCGCACAAGAAGAAGCATTAGGTGATAGAGACAGAGTATCATTTAAAGACTGTATGGATATATTATACAAATGGTGCTGGCGTTATAACAATGGTCATGTATGGAGTAACGGTGCTAGCTTTGACATTGTTGTCATGGAAAGTGCATGGCGTAACTTTAAACAACTGCCACCGTGGAGTTTCTGGAACATCAGAGACACTAGAACAATCTATGATATTACTGGTGTTAAACTCAAGTCAGGTGGACATGTTACAAGTCACAAAGCGGTAGAAGATGCTGAACGTCAGGCTATTGTTGTGCAGCAAGCATATATGAAATTAATAAAAGCAGGATTAGTTGAACACAAATGAAAATTGGATTTAATTGTAGTAGTTTTGATTTGTTTCATGCCGGACATGTAACAATGTTAAAGATGGAAAAAGAATTGTGCGACTATTTAATAGTTGCATTACAAGTTGACCCCACGATTGATAGACCGGGCGTTAAAAACAAACCATGTCAAAGTGTATATGAACGGTACGTACAATTGCAGGCATGTAAATATGTGGATGAAATTTTGGTATACTCAACCGAATACGATTTACTACAAATGTTAATGACCCAAACTATTCATATTCGCTTTCTAAGTGAAGAATATGTTAATAGAGATTTCACCGGAAAGCAATACTGTATTGACAATGACATTGAATTGCACTATCATAAGAGACAACATAACTATAGCAGTAGCGAACTACGTGGTAGAGTTGCAAAATTAGAAAACATGAAAGACGAAACAGTTAGTATCCCACAACATTCACCGGAACTTTTAAAATGATTATACTTATTGGACATGGATATATCGGTAAAGCGATAAAGAAAGAATTAGAACAACAAAACTTAGAACATATTTGGATTAAGCATAGTGACCCTGTACCAGCTGGTAAACGAGCAATCATTAATGCTACTGGATTCACTGGTGTGCCTAACGTAGATGCTTGTGAGATTTACAAACAAGAAACAATTGACGGCAACGTATTGTATCCTTTGTTCTTAGAGCAGTCAGAGAAATGCCCTATTGTACATATAAGCAGTGGCTGTGTATATACAGGATATGAAAAACATTATACTGAAACTGATGAACCTAACTTCAATTTCAATAATGGTAGTTTCTATAGTGGTAGTAAAGCACTAGAACAAAAACTATTAGAACCCTATATGAATAAAAGTTATCTATTACGTATTCGTATGCCATTTAGCGATGACCATGATCCTAAGAATCTATTCAGCAAATTGGCGCGCTACGAAAAATTGATTGACTATGAAAACAGTTTGAGTTATGTTCCTGATGTGGCTAAAGTTGCTGTAGAGTTTGCAAACAACCATAAGACAATACCTAAAGGGTTATATAATGTTTGTAATCCAGGATCAACTAGTACTAAGCAGTTAGCAGAAAAACTTGGTTTTAACAAAGAGTGGTTTACTAAAGAAGAATTTAAACAAGCAGTGGTTGCACCTCGGAGTAATTGTGTATTAAGCACAGACAAGTTACAAAGTGTGTTCCCTATCCAAACTTTAGCATCAGCACTAGATAATTGTATCCCTAAATATAATGAAATTTAACTCAGACATTGATATTGACTTTGGTAACAGAGACAAAATATTAGAACATATCAAACATATCCCTGCATCAATGCGTAAGGTAGATCCTATACGCAAACATGCTACTGGTATCTATGTTACAGATATTCCTTATGATGCGATTAATCACATGTCTAACTTAGATTATAGTGAAGCTGAAAAACGAGGATATATTAAATTAGATTTCTTGAATGTACATGTCTATGACAAAGTACGTGATGAACAACATTTAATTGAATTGATGCGTGAACCTAATTGGGAAAGACTTAATGATAGGGTATTTGTTGAGAAGTTGATTCACTTGAGCAATCACTATAACAGTATGCAAAAGATGCCGGAACCAATTGATAGTATTCCTAGACTTGCTATGTTTTTAGCGGTCATTAGACCGTCGAAGAAACACTTGATTGGTAAATCTTGGCGTGAAGTAGCAAAAACTGTTTGGGATGACGATAAAACAGGATATCACTTTAAGAAAAGTCATAGTGTAGCCTATGCACAATTAGTAGTAGTGCATATGAATCTGTTAGATTCAGGTCATTCTTTTGACTAATGTAATTGATTTTCTTTTGCTTTTGCGCTTTGCTAGTTCTAACATGCTACATATTGGTCCATGAAGAATTGTTAGACTTTTGTTGTTAAATGTACGAATGTACGGTTTAAAAGGATCCCAGTCATTTTTGAGAAACATGTTTATAGGGATTAATCTGTTACTTTCCCACCACCACTGATCTCCTAGTGTTAGGAACTGTTCCCTGAGATCAGGATGTATAATAGATCCATAGTCATATATAGTGGTAACTACATCATCCCTATTTTGGACTATTCCTACATAGTCTTGGCCTGCGTAGGAACAAACGGTAATAAAGGGGTGATTTTCTGTTAGTCTTTTAAAGAATTCGTTATGAATCATTGTTTATCATATTTCAGAGTTATTTATACAATATGGGTTATCCGATATAATATTATTTTAATAAATATAGTATAGGAGCCAATCTGTGTATTCAACCAACGTTTATCATTATACCCCAAGACAATTAGTTGTAGTAAACTTTGGCAATTCAACCAGGAGATACCAAAACGTGTACGCTAAAACATTAAAATTGCATAAGGGTGTTGACAACAAACTACAGTTTCAAGTCTTAAATCAAGAGCAGAAACCAGTCAACATTACCGACAAAGAAATAACCATAAGAATTATTAGTTTCGAGGGAAGTCATTTATTACTTAAAAAGTCATTAGTGTTAACGTTACCTTTAAAAGGATTAGCAGAATTGCGTGTTAGTCCTCCTGAATTGGAACATATTGATGCTCAAAAGTGTTACTACACTTTGGAAATACCTGACAACTCCTATAATTTACCAGTATTTGTAGATAATGATGGTAGTGGCCGCGGAGTACTAGATATCGTTAATAGTACATTACCTAGTTTTAAAGCAGCCTATGAATTTGATATACCGTCACATCCTCCTATCGTTGAACCATTGATTGGCCAAGATCCTATACCTATAACATATTATACCAGTGTATATTCTACCACTGATAATCCTGTAATCACTATTCAAATCAAGTACACTGATTATACGGGTAGTATAATTCCCCAAGGTTCTACTGCTGGCACAACTGATTGGTATGATATTGATTACCATGATTACGATTTGAGTACAGATACTGAAGGTTGGACCATTATTGGCTATCACCCTTATATCCGCTTAAAATTTGTCAGCACCCGCGGCACCGTGGATAAAATATTAGCCAGATAATATACCAACATTCTTGCTTTCTGAGACATATTGTGTTAACATAGTAATATGTTTGACATCCTTTCATTAATTCCGGGTAGAAAAAAACAAACAGGTAGTGGTTGGACTAGCTTCAACGCTATTTGTTGTAGCCATCGCGGACACAGAGAGGATAAAAGAAGTAGGGGCGGAATTAAGTTTGATGGCATAAACAATTGGGTAATGCATTGCTTTAATTGTGGTTACAGTTGCAGTTTTATGTTGGGTAAAAATATCAGCCCGAAAACAAGACAGTTTTTATTATGGTGTGGTATTGATAGCGACCAAATTCAAAGATGGAATTTAGAAAGTTTGCAACATAAAGACTTGTTAGACTTTAGTGGTAATCGTAAACAACGAAGTAAAATAAAATTCAAAACACGCGAATTGCCTGAGGGTGAAAAATTAAATATTGATAATCCCAAACATTTCCCCTATATAGAATACTTGGAAAAACGTAATATACATTATGATAGCTATCCTTTCTTAGTAACACCAAATGATAAAGGTAGAAATAGTAATCGAATTGTTATTCCATATACATATAAAGAAAAAAATGTAGGACATACTAGTAGATACTTAGATAACAAAATACCCAAGTATATTAATGAACAAGATGCTGGCTATGTGTTTGGGTACGATTTTCAACATCCTGATTATAATGTTTGCATAGTAGTAGAAGGTATCTTTGATGCATTAAGTATTAATGGTTGTGCATTAACACATAACACTATAAGTGATGACCAAGCACAGTTGCTAGCACAACTAAACAAAAGAATAATTGTTGTTCCGGATAGAGATAAAACAGGACTAGAAATAACTGACAGGGCTTTAGAATTGGGGTATAGTGTAAGTTTACCTCCCTGGGATAAATCAATCAAGGATGTTAATGATGCAGTAGTAACTTATGGTAGATTGCCTACACTACTAAGTATCATACAACATGCAACAAGTAGTAAAATAAAAATAGAATTAAGGAAGAAACAGATTGCTAAAGGAATATAACACTGATGTTCAAAGGCTCTTCATACAAATGATGCTAACAAATGCAGAATTGTACACTAGAGTTATGAACATTATGAATCCACAAAACTTTGACAAGTCGTTGAGACCTGTCGCTGAGTTTATGAAAGAGTATAGTGAAAAATATAGTCTATTGCCGGATATAACTCAAATCAAAGCAACAACAGGCATTGAACTTGAAATCATTGATGATTTTGGGGAAAAACATACAGAATGGTTCTTAGAAGAATTTGAAGCATTCACTAAACGACAAGAATTAGAACGTGCGATTCTTAAAGCAGCCGATATGCTTGAGAAGAATGACTTTGGTCCTGTTGAAAAACTAATCAAAGACGCAGTACAAATTAGCTTACAACGTGACATGGGCACAGATTACTTTGCTGACCCCAAGGCACGACTACACAAATACTTTAATGCAGGTGGACAACAGAGTACAGGCTGGCCACAACTTGATAAACTATTGTATGGTGGTTTTAGTCGAGGTGAATTGAATATCTTTGCAGGTGGTTCAGGATCCGGTAAGAGTCTTGTGATGATGAACATTGCGTTGAACTGGTTAAATATGGGATTGAGTGGGGTTTATGTCTCACTAGAACTTTCAGAAGAATTGACTTCACTTAGAACTGATGCAATGTTGACTATGATGAGTACCAGAGATATTCGTAAGGACATTGATAGTACAGAACTTAAAGTTAAAATGGCAAGTAAAAAAGCAGGTGAATATCGTGTTAAGGGAATGCCTGCACAAAGTAATGTAAACGACATTCGCAGTTACTTGAAAGAGGTGCAGATTCAAACTGGCATCAAAGTTGACTTTGTAATGATTGACTATCTTGACTTGGTTATGCCAGTAAGCGTCAAAGTCAATCCCAATGACCAGTTTATTAAAGACAAGTATGTTAGTGAAGAATTGCGTAATCTATCAAAAGAACTGGGAATTTTAATGGTTACTGCAAGTCAGTTGAATCGTAGTGCGGTTGAAGAAATTGAATATGACCATAGTCATATTGCAGGTGGTATCAGTAAGATTAACACAGCAGATAACGTATTTGGTATCTTTACAAGTCGTAGTATGAAAGAACGAGGAAAGTATGGTATTCAATGTATGAAAAGTCGTAGTTCAACGGGCGTGGGGCAGAAAATTGACTTGGAATATAACATTGAGACTATGCGTATTACAGATGAAGATCCGGAAGGATATGCTGACCAGCAAGCAAAATACAAGCCCAGCCCAAGTCCTAACGACATTATGAATAGATTAAAGCCACAATCAACGGTTACTGAAAATGTTGACGTTGACACCGGAGAAATAGAACCTGTTACCCAGAGGGTTGTTGCTGATGTACAAAGTTCAAAACTGAAATCATTGATAAACAATCTGAAAAGATGATAAATAATAATAGGGAATCTATTTTATGCACAAAAAAACTCGAAGCCTATTAGAAGAATTAGAGGCCATTGGTAATAACCGTGATACAAAGCATATCATTGAAAGTCGCGCCCACAATATTATCACTAGTGCAATTAATCTATTAGAAATGATTAATAAAAATTATGATCCGGAAAAAGCGCAGATTCTGGAAAGAAAACTATTAAGTGCCATTAAAGCTAGAGACCAGGGTAGATTTTCCAAGAGCATAAGGAAAAACGATGAAACTCAATGAAATTATTACTGAAGGTTTATGGAGTGGTGCCAGAGATATGGCAAGTAAAGCCATGTATAATCTTACCGGAAATAAATTAGGTCGAGGGTATGATTTAAAAGTAAAAGATGCCTTCATCAATCAGTTTCAACGATCCATCGAAATGAATTTAAAAAGTGCTCAAACATCCGGGGTAGGAGCAGACATTCCCGGTTTAGTAGATGCATATCTAGCTAAAAATGGATGGAGTTATAAGGGTGATCCAAACGAACAAAAATATACTCAAGCTATTAGTAGTTTGTCTAATTCTATAAATGCCGGGAACAGAAAAGCACTAAATCAATTGTCTAATTTGGTTTATCAAATTGCTTCTATGAAGCGTTATAGTGGTAATCCTACTAGTCAAGCTGGCGCCGCAGGTGCACATTCTGGTCCAGTAGTTATTTATGGTGGACAACAATTTGCACCCGGTGATCCTTTGTATGCTCAAGTAGCACAGGCTGCACTAAATGCAGCTAGAAATCCAGTACCTGAAAGCAAAAAACCTGTAAAACCTTGGGTCAAAGGTGAATAATGAATTCATTTCGTGAATTAATTAATAAGCTAGAATATATTAATACTGTTGTAAAACAACCAGTAATTATCAAAGAAGCTAAGGGTCACATGGATCACCCTGAAGATTTGGTATTATTACAAGGTAGTGCCGGGGCAAAAAACGCACTAAAGGCTATGGCAGACACAATTGCAAATCCCGGAGCAATATCAATTAAATGGGATGGATATCCTGCATTGATTTGGGGATATGGTACTGACGGTAAGTTTAGTGTCATGGATAAACATATGTTCAACAAAGGTACTGGTTCACCTGCTAGATATATTCATAGTCCCCAAGCATTTATTCAATATGATGTAAATAGAGGAGTAGAAAGAGCCGGTCTTGCAGAATTGATTCCAAAAATATGGAATGAATTGCAACAACTTACCCCTAAAAAACAAGGATACATTTGGGGAGATGTGTTATTTACTAATCCATTACAACCACAAAAAGATGGAAAGTATCATTTTAAAGCAAATCCAAACGGTATTAGATATACAGTGGACGTCAATAGTCCTGTGGGTCAAAAATATTTTAAAGGGAAACAAGCAGGTATAGGAGTACATCAATTCTTGAGTGTAAATGCCGAAGATACTGATGAGGCCTCTACAAAACAATCATTGAATGGTACTACAGGTGGGATGGGTGAGGGTAAGTATCTTTCTATATTACCTTCAGCAATGCCACAAACCCCTCAACTAGTATTAGATAAAAATTTATATAATACCGCTAATAGTAGTATATCATCTAATGGTCCTGGTATGGATAACTTTATAAGTGGTGCACCTAAAACAGAAAAATCAAATCCTATAATAGACTTGCTTTTGATGTATATCAATAGTAAAATTAGAACAAGAAATTTAAAAAATCTAACCGCTGATTTTTTACCGTTTGTGGGGACTAGGGCTGACTCAGGCAAACTATCTAAGCAAATGTCTACATCATTATTGGGATACACAGACCCTGAAACAAATGAACATGTTCCTGGATATATTGAATCACATTTAGATGGTCTTGAGGATATATTTCAAGTTTGGATAGACATATATAATTTCAAAATGAGTATAGTTTCTCAACTAGACAAAGCCGCAGAAACTGCACCTATACAGGGATATTTACAAGATGGAACTAAAAGCCAAGAAGGATTCGTCAGTCACGGACTAAAGTTCATAAATCGCATGGGATTCTCTGCACAAAACTTAAGCGGTCAACGCTAAAATTGTTACCAAAACCAACATTTTTTTCTACCTGGCATAAATAAATGTATGAGTTCTATATGAATTCAAACTTTTAAAGGAAAAATTATCATGGCATATACAACAAGATTACACGGCGACACAAAACCAGTATTCGCAATTGACACATTAGCAGGTTCAGGCGCAGCTACTACAGCTACTCCAGTAATGTTGTCTGGTCCAAAACTAGACTTCTTCGGTTTGGATCTAGGTTCAACACCAGCTGGTGAGTTTGATTATGACGAAGCTATCCACGCTGTAATTCAGTGTGTAACACAATTAGCAACTACACACTTCTACCAAGTAGAAGGTACAGGTAATGCTACAAACATGAGCATTGCAGTTTATCCAACAGCAGCATGGACAGCAACTTCATTGCAAGCCGCAGTTCGTGCATTGGGTACAGTAGGTACTTTTGACCTAAGCGGTGCAACAGTTACAAACGTTGGTTTCCGTTTAGCTACAACACAAACTAGCGCATCTTAATCTAATCTTAGATTATACAAAGAGCCCGGGAATTTCTCGGGCTTTTTTACCTCTATAAATACTGTATGAGTTATAGAATTCGTTGCTACACGTTGTTTGACATTACTAAAACAGGTATCATTAACCGTAAACCCCCTGCCAATGGTACCAATCAACAATTAGCAACATGGGAAAAAACTAGGAATACTCAGTCTAATTTTGACACTATACTACAGGTAATATCATTACGTAGTCAACCAGAAAATATTACTGAACCTGAACAAGGTATAATCGTATTTGATAATACTTCTGATATGTTTGGTTTTCTGTATGACAATGAAGAACCACAAATTGTATGGAATTTTGATTTTGATATAACTCATAGTAGTGTATTTGATGATGGTATTAATAAATTAGGATATTTATATAGTGACTGTGATAGCGTTCCTATGATAAAAGTGGGTACTGAATGGGATAAATTGCTCAGTTTTTTAGACACTAGCCCGGAATTACGTAATATCTACTTTGAGGTAATTAATGAAAAAATTGAATGAACAGCAAATGTTTAATATTTTAACAAGGATATTAGACAAAAAAGATTTGGCTTCACTAGCAGAAAATATAGTTTTTGAGGATTCTGATGGTAGCTACCAATTATACGGAGAATATTCAATTAAAAAAGATGCGGATAAATATATAGTATATAAAAATCATACGTATGTTGTTGAGAACTTTTTTAGTTTACGCAATGCAGTAATTTATACGACATTGGATAAAAGAAATATGATTATGGATGCCAAAAGACTTTTGGAACTAGATGTATTGCAAGAAGGTAGTATTACTAGTATTAGCTTATACCGCACATTAATGAATAAAACCAAAGATATCGAAAAGAAATCACTATATAGCACCAAATTAAAAGAAGGTTCTATGCGTAAAGCTATAATTGAAAAGGAATTATATTCCTACGCTATATCCAGTAAAAGATGGCAGGAATATAGGTTCAGTCAAGTGACAAAATAATTTAATCAATGATAAATACAATATCAGCATTCTAGGAAAACTCTATGAAACTAAACGAATTTAACATGAAACCATCTACAGTTGCTAAAAAGGCACTGAAAGAACATTTCAATACAACAGTCAATTTTGACTCATTAAGCCTATACGATACTAACCGTATGCTACGCAAAGTTAAAGGATTAATGAACGAAATGAAATCTAGTGAAAAGTCTTTTGCTAGCGAAAGAAATCCTCAATACATGAAGTTAATGTTTATGGAGCAGGCTTTAGTACATCACTACGGTGAACTAAAAGCACTTCCAATGTACAATCAGCGCATTGTTTTAGAGAATGAAGAAGTTGAAAAATCACAGGTTGTATTAGCAGCCAAAGAAATGATTGATGAACTACAAAAGATGATTGAAAATGTCAGCGACATGTTAGTTAAAGAACTACCAGCAGTTGTTGATGGGGTTAATGCTGAGATTGGCACAAACGAAGGTGAGCAGTTTAATACTCAAACTTCAGAAGCATTGACTAGTTTACAAGCCGCACTTACACAAAGCAAGATTGGTTTACAATCAGCACTGGGTGTAATCACAGGTCAAGGCGGCGGCTTTGGTGGTGAGATGGGAGGTATGGGTGCAGGCGGAGATATGAGTATGCCACCAGAAGAACCAATGGGTGACGAAATGGATATTAGTCCTGAACTACCTGAAGAGCCTCCAGAAGAAGAACCAACATCTGGATTAGGTAGATCCACTCGTTAACATGCGTTTATTCGAATTTGCACAGGATGACCCATTGCGTGTCAAACTGACAGCAATATCCAGTCAATTAGAGTCACGTTACAAAAATCAAGATCAACCATTGCCAGTAGAATTTTTCTTAGACATACTAAGAAAAAATAACATTGCGGTTGACGAAAATGATATCTATGATATTATTAAGAAAGAACCTCTAGTTAATATTATAGATAGCATTGAAGGAGGTAATGTGATATTCAAAGGACAAGCAGGTGCTCAAGGTGAAGAACAAGGCCCCGATCAAAATCAAAAAACATTACAGTCAATGGCTAGTAAACAAGCTGGCAAACTATAACTAACCAAATGTATTGTACTACAGAGTAATTTGTAGTACAATTGCCATATGTATAATCCCAATAAATTTAACTATCAACCTTTACAACGTGTAGAGATTGATGGTAAGCGTAGATATGCTACGCCCGATGGAGAAAAACTCCCCTCAGTCACAACAATACTAGACGCTACTAAAAGTGAAGAAAGTAAACAAGCACTAAACAATTGGCGTAAAAGAGTTGGTGCAGTTCAAGCACAAGCAATTACAACAGAAGCCGCAGGTCGTGGCACACGTATGCACAAGTGG